ATGAGAAAATCAGGAGATGACACAAGTTATCTACAAGCTATGAAAAGATTTAATTCAATTGCAGATACCAAAGGTACAATAAGTGAAAAGGAGATGGAATTTTTTACAAAATTACTTAGCAGTAGAGGAAATTTTAAATTCAAAGGCTTTAAGTAATGATGGATTTTGACGACAACGAAAAAGGCTACTCAGCAGTAATTTACATTATGGAAAGCAGCAAATCTGTTGTTGTTCACTTTGGTGGCTTTAACGATCTTAGAGAATGTAGATATTTCTCATCTCACATCATGGAAGACTTTGGCATTGAGCAACTGTTAAACGTACCTCAAGGAGTTACAGTACATTAGGGGGGTTTTGTTTTAAAAATGCCAGAAATAGTCATTCCATATAAGCCAAGAGAACTCCAAAATTTTTTGCACAAAAAAATCGATATACACCGATTTAGTGTTTTAGTTCTTCACAGGAGAGCTGGAAAGACAGTAATGATGATTAATCAAATGATTAAAGCAGCACTTACTTGTCCTTTGCCAAACCCAAGATATGCTTTTATATCTCCTACCTTTAAACAAGGTAAGGCGACAGCATGGGATTATATTAAACAGTTTGCTGGTAAAATACCTGGAACTAAGTTTAATGAGTCAGAATTAAGATGTGATCTACCTAATGGTTCAAGGATTACAATTCTTGGAGCTGAGAACGATCAGGCTCTAAGAGGTATATTTTTAGATGGTTGTGTCTTTGACGAAACTCAAAGCATTAAACCTACTATCTTTCCTGAAGTCATAAGACCAGCTCTGGCAGACCGAAAAGGGTGGTGTGTATTTATTGGAACACCAAAAGGTAGAAACTACTTCTTTCAATTATTTGAAGAAGCTAAGAAGAATGAAAGTTGGTATGCTGGTTTATTTAAAGCTAGTGATACAAACATATTAGATCAAGAAGAATTAGATGCTGCAAAGCAAATGATGTCTGAGGATTTATACGAACAAGAATTTGAATGTTCTTTCCAAGCTGCGATAACAGGCTCTTATTATGGTGCTTTAATCGAAAGATTAGAGTCACAGGGACGTATTACAGACAATCTGTATGATGAGAACCTAGATACTGAAACATGGTGGGATTTGGGCTTAAATGACAGCACAGCGATATGGTTTGTCCAAAGGTATAAAGGAGAGATCAGATTAATAGATTATTATGAAAATGCTGGTGAGGGTTTAGATCACTATGTAAATGTCATTAATACAAAAGAGTATGAGTATTCAAAGCATATAGCTCCACATGATATTAAGGTTAGAGAAATAGGTAACTTTGGTAAATCAAGATTGGAGAGTGCTTTAGAATTAGGTATTGCTTTTGAAGTAGCACCAAAACTATCTATCGAAGATGGGATTGAAGCTGTGAGAAAAGCACTTCCTAATTGTTGGTTTGACAAAAACAAATGTCAAAAAGCTCTTGAGAATTTAAAGGCTTACCAAAAAAGATGGGACGACAAAAATCAATGTTTTAGAAATAAACCAATGCACAACTATGCTTCTCATTGTGCTGACAGCTTCAGAACTGGAATAGTAGGTGAGGGTGTAGAAGTAAGTGATTGGCAAGAAGAAATACCAGTCGAAACAAATTATATAGTTTAATATGGCAGACAAAATAACAGAATTTGAATTAAGAAATATTATTGGTCAAGAGATAAATAACTCTATGGGTTATATGGGTGGAAACCTATCTGCTCAAAGAAAAAAATCTTTAGAGTATTACATGGGAGAACCATTAGGTACTGAGATTGATGGCAGATCACAAGTCGTATCAACTGATGTTGCAGATACTGTTGAAACAATATTACCTAATTTACTTAAAATTTTTACAGCATCAGATCAAGTAATTAAATGTGAGCCAGTAAAATCGGAAGATGTGGCACAAGCTGAACAAGTAACTAATTATGTAAATTATATTTTTAATAAAGATAATCCAGGTTTCTCAATTTTATACACATGGTTTAAAGATGCGTTGATTGAGAAAAATGGAATTGTTAAAGTTTATTGGGATGACAGTAAAAAGGTTGAGCAAGAAACTTACGAAAATTTAAACGATCAAGAATATTCATTACTATTAAATAATGATGATGTTGAAGTTGTTGAAGAAGAATCTTTTGAAGATGAAACTGCTAAATTGCAATTACAACAATTACAAAAATTAGCAGAAGCACAAGGTCAAGAACTACCTGACCAACCTATTCCAATGATCCATAATGTGATTATTAAAAGAACAAGAAACTATGGGAAAGTTAAAATAGAAAATATCCCACCTGAAGAATTTTTAATTCAAAGGTCAGCTAAGAGTATTGAAGATGCAAGTTTTGTTGCACACAGAGTTTTAAAAACTAGATCCGATTTAATTCAAATGGGTTTTGATAGAGATATAGTGGATGATCTTCCAACTCAAAATACTGTTACAATGAATGATGAAAGATTGGCAAGATTTTCTGATATAGATGAAAGTCCATTAAATGATGCTCCAGATGAGAGTACACAAGATATAGAAATTTATGAGTGCTATGTTAAGTGCGATATGGATGGAGATGGTGTTGCAGAACTTAGAAAAGTAATTGTAGCTGGTAGTGAAGCAAGTACCATTTTGTCAAATATGCCTTGCGATTTTATTCCCTTTTGCTCTCTGACTCCAATCCCAATGCCACATAGATTTTATGGTAGATCAGTTTCAGAATTAGTAGAAGATGTCCAATTAGTTAAATCAACTGTTATGCGTCAGCTGTTAGATAATATGTATTTAACAAATAATAACAGAGTGGCTATTATGGATGGTATGGTCAACTTGGACGACCTACTTACTTCAAGACCAGGTGGTGTGGTTAGAACCAAACAACCACCATCACAAGTAATGATGCCAATGCAATCTCAAACAATTTCTCAACAAGCATTTCCATTATTAGAATACTTAGATACTGTTAGAGAAACTAGAACTGGTGTTACTAGATATTCTCAAGGATTAGACGCACAATCATTAAATAAAACTGCAACAGGTGTAAATACTTTGATGAGCCAATCTCAAATGAGAATGGAATTAGTTGCAAGAGTATTTGCTGAAACAGGAATTAAAGATTTATTTAAAAGGATATTTGAGCTTACTTGCAAGTATCAAGACAAAGAAAGAATTGTAGAATTAAATAATCAATTCGTACCGATTAAACCTACTGAATGGAAAAATAGATATAATGTTACTATTACAGTTGGCTTGGGTGCTGGTTCTAAAGATCAACAAATTGTTATTTTAAATAATATTTTAGAAAGACAACTACAAGCATTTCAATTGCAAGGTGGCCAAGAATTCCCAATGGTGAGCTTAAAAAATATTTATAACAGTTTAACTAAAATTGTTGAAAATGCAGGACTTAAAAATGTTGAAAATTATTTTGTTAATCCAGATCAAGGAAAACAAATGGTTCAACCTAAACCTGAACCTAAACCAACTCCTATTGAGAAAATAGAATTTACAAGAATAGCAAGTGAAGAAAAACGAAAACTTGCAGAGTTAGAATTTGAAATGAAAAAACTTAAAAGCAATAATGCTGCTAATGTTTTGGATTTTGAAACTAAGATCAAAGAGATGGAGCTAAAATATACTACTCAGATTGATAGTGCTAAACTTAAAGCTGAAGCAGAACTTGATAAAGTAATTGTTTCAAACAGAGGTAAAGCATTTTTTGCAGCAGAACAGTCAGCAAACAAATTATCACAACAGATAGATAAAACTGATGAACAACCAAGAACAGGACAAGCTCAACCAGGAACTGAGCCAGGCGAACAAAGCTAAACAACTTTTTGACAATCCATTACTACAAGAGTCTTTTCAAAAGTTAAGAGAATTGTATTCGAATAGTTTATTAAATACTGGTGCTAATGAAAATGAAACTAGAGAAAAACTTTGGTTAGCCTATCAAATGGTCGGCAAGGTAGAACAAAATTTAATTGAAATGATTGATACAGGGAAACTTGCATCAAAACAATTAGAAGATTTTAGAAATCAAATAAAAAACAAAAAATTCTAACAAAAAAAGTTAGGATAAGCCAACCTCATAAGAGGAGCTTAACTAAAAAGGAAACACAATGTCAGACAATCAAGGCAACCCATTACAAGGATCTGAAACTGATGTGCAAAAAGCACAAAAAGCAATCAATGGTTTATTAGAACCTAAAAAAGAAACAAAGGCACAAGAGCCTGAAGAAATTAAACAGAATTCTCCTGAACCACAAAATGAGGAATCGGAAAACGATCAACCTCAGGAACAGGAAATAATGGAAGAAGAAACAACAGCAGAGTCGCAAGACGAAACTGAAGAAGAAACTTCCGAAGATGTATCTCAAGACGAAGAACAAATTGATACTCAAGAGAAACTAGAAGATTCCACCTACAAGGTAAAAGTTGCAGGTCAAGAATTAGAAGTTACCCTTGATGAGTTGAGAAATGGTTACTCAAGAGATGCTGACTATAGACAAAAGACTGAAGAACTTTCTAATCAAAGAAAGAGTTTTCAATCTGAGTCTGAAAAGCAAAGACTAAATTATTCTCAAAAACTCAATCAAGTTAATGAATTAATGTCTATGGCTCAAAAAGAACTAAACGCAGAAAAAAATTCTGTTGATTTAGAACAAATGTACGAAGATGATCCGACAGAAGCTATGAGGGTTGAACATAGGCTTAGAAAGAAACAAGAAAGACTTGACCTTGCTAAAGCTAAAACTCAATCTGAACAAAAGGCTCAATTTGATACTTTTTTGCAAGAACAAAAAGAATTACTGGAAAAGAAAATGCCAGAATTTACTGATCCTGCAAAAGTTTCAACTTTAAAAGCTAATATGAAAAGCACACTAAACAATTATGGGTTTAACGACCAAGAAGTTGCTCAAGTGTACGATCATAGAATAGTGATGTTGGTTAATGATGCTATGAAGTATAGAAATTTGCAAAATTCAAAACCGAATTTAGCTAAAAAGATTTCTAAACCTGGTAGAGTTTTTTCTTCTGGAGTCAAACAAGGCAAAAGTGAATCTAACTTAAAATTGAGGAAAGAAAAGTTTAGTCGTCTAAAAAAATCTGGCAGTATGAAAGCTGCTCAAGATGTCTTTTTAGATATGATAACTAACAAATAACCTCAACAATAAGGATATAACTATGGCAATAGTAAGTAATACGTTTCAAACGTATCAAGCGATTGGTGATAGAGAAGATTTGTCTGATATTATTTACAATATCTCTCCGACAGATACTCCTTTTATGTCAGCAATTGGAAAAGAAAAAGCCTCTGGTGTTTTACATGAGTGGCAAACTGATGCTCTAGCAGCAGCAGCAAGTAACAATCACCACATTGAGGGTGATGAAATTAGCTTTGGAGCTGTTTCACCAACTGCAAGAATCAATAACCACACACAGATTTCAAGAAAAGCTGTTGTGGTTTCTGGTACTCAAGATGCAGTAAATAAAGCTGGAAGAAACAATGAATTAGCTTACCAAATCTCAAAAAGTTCTAAAGAACTTAAAAGAGATATGGAAACTACTTTATGTTTAAACCAAACTGGTACTGCTGGTGCTACAGGAACTGCTAGAAAATTATCTGGCCTAGCTTCTTGGATTCAAGCATCTACAAGTGTTGGTACTTCTGGTGCTAATGGTCAAGTATCAAGTGTTGATACTCCAGGTACAGCAAGAACTGATGGAACTCAAAGAGCCTTTACTGAAGCTCAACTTAAAGACGTTGTAAAACAATGTTGGGATGAGGGTGGAGATCCATCAATGATTATGCTTGGTTCTTTCAACAAACAAAAACTATCAGGATTTACTGGTGGCTCAACTAAAATGACTTCAGCAGAAGACAAAAGACTTGTTAATGCTGTGGACATTTACGAAAGTGATTTCGGAGCTATGACAGTTGTGCCTAACAGATTCTCAAGATCAAGAGATTGTTTTGTACTACAACCTGATATGTGGGCAGTTGCCTTTTTAAGAGATTTCCAACTTATGGATCTTGCAAAAACTGGTGATGCTGAGAAAAAAGCTATGTTAGCAGAATACACACTTGTTTCTAAAAACGAAAAAGCAAGTGGTGCAGTATTCGATCTAACTACTTCATAATAATTAATTTGGTGGGGGAGTAATCCCCCATCAATACTAAATCAATAATTTTGTTTGGTCTTTGAAGTCAATGACAGAACGAAGCAATCAAAAAGGAAAATACAATGAGAACACTTAACGATTATTTTATTACATCTGCAATTCCAAATGTATCATCAGCTTCATCAACTTTTGTTTGTGTACCTGATGGTGGCAGAATAATTAAAATTATAACTCACAATAAAGCAGCTACAACAGGAACAGCAGCTATCTCTTTTGAAATAGGTGGTGTTGCAGTAGCTGGTGGATCTATA